GGCCTGATACTTGTTGATCGTGCCGGTGAGCCTCTGGTACTCACGGTCGGTCAGCGACAGCTGCGCACGAACGTCCTTCAGTGCGCTGATTGACCGGCGCAGGTCGTTCTCGGTGCGGCTGCTGGCACCACCCAGCTGCATCGCCGCATTCTTCAGTTTCTGCAGGTCAGCAGAGGCGGGTGCAGCCGTGGTCTGCAGCTGCCTGACCGCGTTCTTCAAGCTCTCGACCTGGTCGAGACCCTTCAGGAGGACTTCGATCCTGGCCCTGATCGTCTCATTTGCCATGGTCGTTTAGCACCTGAAGAGCGGCGGCCTCCATGATCTGGATGCCCTCCAGCATGGCCTTTGGATCCTCAACCGAGTATAGGCCGCACAGCCACTGGAGCACCTCGTACTTCAAGCCGGTGAAGCCACCCATCACGACGTTCCACTGCGTCTGCATGCGGAGGAACATCATGACGGTGTCCCAGTTCTCTTCCCAAACTTCAAATTCGTCCGGTTTCTTTTCAGACTGAGGAAGGACGACGCCCATAAGTCGGGCGTCGTCCTCTGTTTCGTCCTTTTCACCGTCAGCCGCGGCCCAGTAACGAGCCGCGTCCTTCAGTTTTTTGCCTTCGCCCCCTCCAGGCTGGCGAGATACGCCGTGATGACACCCTTGGTGAAACAAGGATCGTCCAGCATGTCCTTCATCGCCGTGGGGGTGAAGGGGATGTCCTTGCCGGCTTCGTCCTTGACACCCTCCCAGCCCTCGAGGACGGTCTCGATCAGATCGAGATCACCCTTGTCGATGAGCTTCTGAAACTCCTTGCGGCCGATGCGCTTGAAAATCGCGTCAAATGACTCGCTCTCAAAACGGCCACCGTCGACTGGGAACTCGACGGTGACAGGCCACTTGAAGGATGAAGACTTCTTGCGAACGAAAGCCATGCAGTAGATCCTTAAATCAGGTGTAGACGAGAGAAAGCTCGTCGTTGCCTGCGCTGGTGGGGATGGCCACGTAGGGCAGGTTCAGCATCTGGATGCCGTCGCTGTCACTATACGTGGGGTTTCCGATGTCGACCTTCTGAGCGGTGAAGGTGACGATGTTGCCACCTGCGGTGCCGTGCTGAAAGCTCAAGCTACCAGTGGTGTTGTTGTTGGCGATCGTGAAGAAGTCCTTCGCAGCAATGGTCGGGGCTTCAATCACGCACTCGCCGGCGGGAGCGCGGTTGGTGATCAGCACCTGCTTGGTGCAGCCGATCAGCTCGCGGTAAACCACCTCGTTAGCGATGTCGAAGTTGACTGACATCAAGCAGCCGCTGTAGCTCAGCAGGCTGAAGGCGCTGGTGTTGCCTTCCTTGAAGATCAAAGGAGTGGCCTGAGCGCTGTAGGTGACGCTCGGAGCGGCAGTGTCAGTCGGAGCGTTGTAGATGCCCGTCATCGTGAAATCGATGGTCGGGATCTGGCCCAGCTCACAGTTCATCGTGAAGGTGCCGCGGCAGCCGGTGGCCTTGTGCAGCACGCCGTCGTTGTTGAAGTAGATGGTCGCCGAGCTGAAGGCGGTGCTCACCGGCGCGTAGGTCACGCTGGTGCTGGGCGCCACGGTCTCAGACAGACCGCAAGCCTTGAGCAGAGAGCCGTACTTCGGTGCAGTGCCGGCGGTGCCAGAACCAGCCAGTTCCACCTGGAAGGTGATGCCGACGCGGGTATTGCCCAGCAGCTGCTCGGAGTTGCCGAGATAGGGGCGGATCAGATCACGGGAGACAACGTCTGCCTCCAGCGGGGTGATCTCTAGATTGCGAACCAGGACCGCGTCAGTTCCAACTGGCGTCGAGTCGGTCGCGTAAGTGCTTTCAGTCTTCGCCAGAATCAGGCGCTTGCGAGACAGGAGCGGCATCGCTGGTTACCTCAGATTGGGGTTGTGGCTGGCCCGGCTCAGTCCGCTCGACGAGCTTCCGCTTGCCGGATTTCGGGTCGAGAAGGTAGGAACCTCCCTGCCCATGGTATTCATCAATCGTGATAGCCATCATCAGGCTCCGAGGTTGACGACAGAGGTTCTGTACTGCACACGGTAATCGCACATGACGACACCGGCCGGGACATCAGCCTCAACTGTTTGGAACTCTACTCTGAGTGGCTGAACATCAATCGCAAGGCCGCCAAGAGTAAGGTCGGCCATCAGCTTGGAATGCAGCGACTCCACTGTCGGATCGGCCGCCTGATCTGGGATGTTGGCGCGAACGACGACCGCGATACGCACCGTCAGACTCCAGTCCAGCGTGGGAAGGCTGGTGTTCTGGGCGCTGACGTCTTCAATCGGCTCGACGATGATCGCCGGGCTCTCCTGCCTGGCAAGCGGCTCCACCCGGCTGCGGTAGATCCGCGTGCCAACCCCGACCGTGTTGGTCAGCGTGCTGCGGATCGCAGCGAGGATCTGTTCGCGCTTGGTCATGGAGTCAGAATAGCGGCATTGCGCAGATCAGGGCGCGGGCAATTCCGGGACATTTCTAGAAGATGAGCACGTTGCGGCGACGTGCTGTGCTGGCCTTGATCAGCGATGCAGGTTGTCCAGTAAACGCAAATGCGCCTGCATCTGCGATGAGCTGAAGATTGCCGGCTTCCGTGAGCGCGGCGCTGTTGCCGGTCAGATCAAATGCGCCAGCCTGAACGGGCAGTAGACGGCTGACCAGGAACGCCGCCGGCTGGCCGGTGAGGCTGAATGCGCCAACCTGCGCGGCCAGGGCCGGGTTGTGGCGCAGCGTGGCCGGCTGCCCAGTGAGCGTGAACAGGCCGCGGTCAGCGGCGATCCTGTGGCCGGCAGTCAGCGTCGCCGGCTGGCCCGCAAGGGTGAAGATGCCAGCATCGGCCGTGAGCTGCTTGGCCGACTGCTTGACCAGTGTTGCCGGCTGGCCCGTAAAGCTGAACGCACCCGTGCCGGCCTCGAGGAGGTAGCCCTGCGTCAGCGCAGCAGGCTGACCGGCGGCGGCGAACGATCCAGTGACGGCAGCGAGCGCCTGGTTCTGGCGCAAGGTGGCCGGCTGACCCGTGAAGCTGTAGCTGCCGGCGGTGACCGGCATGGTCTGGCTCTGCGCCAGGTTGGCCGGCTGCCCTGTCAGTGAGAACGCGCCAACGCCAGCGTCGATCTCGTAGGCGCCCAGCTCGGTGAGGCTGGCCGGGTTGCCGGTGAGCGCAAACGCGCCGGTGGCCGCCTGAACCGCCCAGGTGCGGCGGAATGTGGCCGGCTGGCCCGTCTCGATGAACTCGCCGGCACCGCCGCTCAGGTAGCGACCGCGCAGCAAAGCGGGAACGCCACCGGACAGCGCAAAGCTGCCGGTGTTGGCCTCAATGCGCGGGTTGTGGCGCAGGGTTGCCGGTTGGCCGGCAGCAGTGAACGTGCCGGTTGCTGCGGCTAGGGCATACCCACGCCGCACGGTCGCAGGATTGCCGTTCAGCGTGAAGGCGCCAGTCTCGGCGGTGATCGCCTTGGGCGCGGCCTCGGTCAGCGTTGCAGGCTGGCCGACCAAACTGAACGCCCCAGTGCCGCCATCAATGCGGACGTTGTGGCGGGTGTCAACCGGCTGGCCGGACAGGGTGAAGGCACCGGGACCCGCCTCGAGATCCGGGTTATGGCGTAGGTCGGCCGGCTGCCCGGTCAAGATGAAGGCACCAGTGCCTCCATCCATGACCTTCGGACTGGTTTTGGTCAGCGTGGCGTCGTTGCCCGTCAGCGTGAAACTGCCAACCGTCTCGGTGTCAGTGCGGTTCCACAGTTCGCGCACTGCAACGTGGACTGCTGCCCGGTCGTCGGTGGTGGCGTTGTTGAAGCCGACGTTCCTAGCACCAGTGCCGGCTGTGGTCTCGCGGACTAGCGCGATGCCGTAGTTGCCGAAGTCGATCGAGTTCAGCAGCGTGCTACCGGTGCCCGCAGGCGGCGGTGATGCCAGGCCGGAATAGGCCGCTGCATAACGCAAACTGTTGGTTGGGGCGCCGCCATCGGTGACGCTCTGCACCGTCAGAGCACCATCGCCCTCCAGTAGAACAATGCCGGTGACGTTGGTGTTGGTTAGCGCCGTGACCGTGGCCGCCGACGCATACATGATGTCGGTCGTGTTTGACCGGTTGACCGTGATGGTCTGGTTGCCGCTGGCTAGACCAGAGCCAGCAAAGAACAGATCGGTCCGGCCTGCCTCGCCAGCACTGTCAACCGCAGCGCCACCGCTCACGCGAGTCAGCGTCACACTGCCGTAGGTGACGCTGCTAACTGGATTGCCCGTGCTGTTGGCAACATGCACAAAAACGAGCACACCTTGCGGCGTGCCCGTCTGTGTGTGCGTCCAGCTGAACGCTGTTTGGCTTACTGAGCCTGTAGTCGCTGCGTGCGACTCCGAGGCAGCACTATGGGCAACAGCCACGGTCCCGCCTCCGCGTCAGTTATCAGGCCAGGGTCAGGATGCCAGCAGCGTCCCAAGTGATTGTGAAAGTCTCGCCGTTCAGCAGGTCCACGGCTGCACCGTAGTCGTACCAGCCGATCAACTCATCGTTGGTGGCGGTGTTGTTGTAGAGCACAACGTACCGGAACGTCGGCACCGTGCCGGTGGCGGTCAGCACCAGATCATTGGCGTCCAGTTTGTAGCTGCCGCTGGTCTGCGCCGAGGTCACGCCAGTCAGATCGCGGCCGGTCGTGGTGCCGTTCTGAATGTTCGTGTAGCTGATCTGGGTGATGTTGCTCAGCTGCGTGTTGGTGTTGACAGGCAGCGTGTTGGTCAGCGCCACCGTCAGCGTGTCGCTGCCGAGGTTATGCACCTTCTCAGCCAGCGCCTCCACGAATGAGTTGAATTTTTGGAAGGTCGCCATTTGAACGGGGCTCCTGTGCTATGGCTTCAGTTTAGGGTCAGAACGCGACGGAGAGATTGAACTCATCGACCGTGCCTGACACCGCGGTAATGTCGATCCAGACGAACTGGCCAGAAGGGATCGGCTGGTTCTGAACCGTGCCGATGTCGCCGGTCGTGGTGTTGGTCACGGTGTCAGAAACTGTCGCCAGCGTGCCAGTCGTTGTGCGATCGGCCGCATAGCGGAGCTCGTAGGTCACGGATCCGCTGGAGACCAGCCCGACCACTTCTTGGATGGTCGTTGACCGTGTTGTCCTGAACAGTGTGAAGCTGTCACCCGCCAGCGGTCCTGCGATCGTGATGCTGCGCGGTGCCGAACCGTTCACCGGCGGCTTGTGCTCCCATCGATTCTGCGCGTCGTCCCAGGTCAGCACGTCGCCGTCGTGCGCGTCGGCAGTTTCAACGTCGTGGCAGTCCTTCAGGAACTGCCCGGTTGCAGCGCGAACAAAGATGGTGCCGTTGTTGCCCGAGTAGATCACTGCCGCTACTGGCAGCTTCAGGTTTGGTCCGTCAGGCTCAGTCGTGACGAACCCGCCTGGCACCGCTGGATCGCAGTAAAGAATCGAGCCAGCGGGAAATGCGCTGGTGTTGATGCCGCGCACCTTGCCGAACGTCGTGACAAACCCACTGGCGCCCGGCGTAATGGTCTCGGTCATGACGCCGAGAAACACATGCCCCGGCAGCGTGCCGTTCGCCACCATCGGCACCACACCCAGCTGGCCGCTAGCACCATGTGTGCCGGCGTACATCACACCGGTGCCTTCAGGAATCGTGCTAGCAGAATCGTTGTGAACGAGGAATGCTGTCTCTTGGCCGACCTGTAGCACAGTGCCGCCGCCCTTGGCGATGTCCAGCGTCTGCTCATCGGCGTTCCATGCCAGCTCGCCAGCCGTGTCGGCATTGCCGCCGGTCGTCAGTAGCTGGATCGACTGCAGCGTTGGGTTTCGGTTCCACGGCGCATACTCCAGCGCCGACCATGCCGAGCTGCCGTTGCCGACCTTGGCCTGTTTGGTATCGGTCTCGTAGCCGATCTCGCCAGCCAGCAGCACCGGGTTGGCCGCTGTCCAGTTGGCGGCGGTGTCCCGGCGTAGCTTGATTCGCTGCCGAGTCGTCGCCATCAGCTCGCGCCCCCGCCGTCCACGTCAGGTGTATCCACCCATTCTGTGCCGTCATGCACCAGCAGGTCGCCTTGCTGGGCGCTGGCAATGTTGACATCAG